GTGTTATCGCCTAATTGCTTAAATGCTGCGGCATTTTCGACCCCTACTTGCCTAGCAAGCTCATTAAATGCTACTTCCGCGGCCTTAGCTGTTTGCCCGGATGCTTGTAGATTCTGGATTTGTTTTTTGATGGATGGGTCTAGATACCCAAGTTGTTGTTCGAGATAGCCTGCGGCGTCGCCGCCTTCACGTAAAGAAACAGAAAAGTCTTTAGCAGACTGTATAGCTTGGTCAAATACACTTCCTAGGGCTGTGCCAACAAGGGACAAACCAAAACCAAACTGGCCACCGGCCATACCACCGGCAAAACCGCCAGCACCGCCGCCGATAGACGCGCCTAAGCCTTGACCGAAAAGCAGCGGAAAGGCGCCACCAATAATGGCGTTACCTGTAGCTTCTCTTGTTTTTTCTCGTTGTTTGAGAGCATTCGCATTTCTATCTAAAATTTTCCCTAAACGCAGTTCAAATAGTTCTTCTCTTGAAGCAATATCTAGACTTTGCCTGCGTATTTTATTTTCTTCTTGACGGATGCGTAAAATAGCTTGTTCGTTTGCTTGCTGGCGTTGACTAGCAGAAAAACCACCGCTGAAACCCGGGCCACCTGGGCCTAGTTCAACGGTGCCGGACACTGGAGCAGCCCGTAGTAATCCTTGACGTTTTTTTATCTCTGTATCTAGTAAAAACAATCGGCGTTGACGTACTGTGTTTTCTTCGCCCATTGCTTGAGCAAGGGCTTTTATAGCATCGGTTTCGTCTCGTGAGCCAAGTTCAGCTTTATTGAGTGCAGCAGCAGCTTGATTTACGGCTTTTGTGTAATTAGCTACGCTTTGTATTGGTGCGTTAAAAGTATTGGCTAGGTCGTCTAGTCTATTTATACGCTTGCTTAGGTCTTCGATAGTGTTTCGAAGATCGCGGAGTTTTTCCGTACCCCTTACGCCGATTTCGATTTCTGCTCTGTAGGCCACGGCGTTGGCGTGTGGACTGGTACTTCAGTTTACGCGACAAAAAGGCCGCCGGGGTTAGCGGCGGCGTTTGGCCTTCTCCAGCTCTTTTTGCTGGTCCTCGTTGAGGATCTGGAAGTAGGCGCTCCAGCCGATCAGTTCTTCGGCGGTCATGGTGGCCCGGACTGCGCTGAGGGACATGCCTAACTCTTTGGCGACTCCGAACTGGAGCATGAGCCAGTTGTCCTTGCGGAGTTCGGTGCTTAGTTCTTTGGGTCGATGGGCTCGGCGTCGTCGGTGATGATGGCCAGCATCAGAGCCTGGAGGTCCTTGTCCTTGACCTCGTTTTTGAGGACGTCGATTTCGCCCGGGCTGAAGAGCTTGGTGCCCGAGTCATCGAGGGCCTTGGTGATCAGGAGTTGGAGGGCGAAGGCATTGGCGTCGTCGGACTTGGCCTGCTTTTGGGCGCGTTCGCGCTCGGCCATGGTCAGTGGGGTGACCCACATCTCGAAGGTGCTGCCGTCGCTGAGTTCGACGGACTTTTTGACGGGCTCCAGGTTGGCGGCCTTGCGAAGGCGGTCGATTGCGCGGACTGGAACAGGCATAAAAGCGACTGTTGGATGTTTTTACTGTAGCGCAATAGACATGAAAAAGCCCCGGTTTCCCGGGGCCGTTGAGTGTTCCAGGTGTTGTATCAGGACTGGGCGAAGTCGAAGGTGGGGGTGCCGGCGGGGCGGAAGTTGACGGTCACCGATTGGGCGTCGTCGGGGTTGATGTTGAGACTGGCCGAGGTCAGCACGGCGTCGAAGGAGATCGAGCGGCTGAGGGTCTCGCTCAAGCTGCCGCCGCTGAAGACGCGGTCGGTGTAGAGCTTGAAGGCGGCGCCGGTTTGTTGGCGCTGCAGCACGTCCTGGATCATGCGGTTGGACAGGGCGGCGTCTTCGTTGGTCATGTAGACCGTGGCGGTGCCGGTGCCGTCGCCGAAGCCGCTGATGTAGCTGCGGAAGGGGACGTATTGACCGGGGGTTTGGCCGATCGTGGTGACGTCTATTTCCTGGCGGCTGATTTCGAAGCTCCAGTCGCGGACTTGGCCGACGACGGCGAAGGCGGCGTACTCGACCTGGAACTCGTTGGGGGCCACGGCCGTGCCATCGTCGGTGATGTCGACGGTGGCGCCGCCAGCAGTTGCGGAGACCTGCAGAGCACCGGTGGAGGCGGTGTACGAGATGACGTAGTAGGTGGTGGCAGCGCTGAGGCCGGCGGGGAGGGTGCCGCTACCGGAGCCCCCGGTCTGGCTGTTGATCACGCTGAAGACAACGGGGTCGCCAACCTTGAAGTTCAGGAAAGTCTGAACTGTGATGGTGTCGGTGGCGGTGGTTACGTTGGATTCACCGAACGATCCGGTGGTTCCAGCGGGCTTGTAGTAGAGGGCGCCGGACGTGCCGGACAGGACGGTGGTGGCCATGGGGCGTACCGGTAAATGTCGTGGTGGGGGCGGGCACTGCCCGGCTTAGTACAGATTAGCGTCTTCTGTACTGTGTTTCTAGGAAAGAACCGTGGCGACGTAGCTGGTGTCTATTCTTCCCATGAAAAGTGGCGAGTCTTCAGTGGCGGAAAATGTAGGGCCGTTTATCTCACCGACGCGGAAGTAGACGCCTGTTGAAGGCTTTGCGGTGTTGTTGATTGTTTCGAGGGCGTTTACTGCAGTGGTGATAAGCGTTTGATTGCGGGCGGGACCTTTGCCTTTTTCGGTGAAAATGCGGATGACAACAGCGCCACGGGCGTTGTCCATGCTGCCCACGAGCATGGGTTCGTTGGTTAGTCCGAAGGTGACGTTGACCTTGACGTGTTCGGTTGTGGTGTTGGCGGGGGCGGCTGTGATGTTGTCAAAGTAGACAGGGACTGGGGGCACCAGTGCGTTGAACGCGGTTAGGAGTGGGTTTTCGACCGCGGCGCGGATGGCTTGGTAGTTCATGTGAAGCGGTTGTTAAGGGCGGAGTCCATCTCAAGTTTTACGGCGCGGTCGATTTGGGAACTGGCGAAGGTGGCAAACCAGTCGAGGGGGGCGGTGCGACTGGAGTTGCTGTCGCCAGATCCGCCGCCCCCGATGGCGCCACGGTAAGAAACTTGGGCGCGGGGGCCGCTCAGTTCGTGCTTTCGGCGGCCGATGGCTGTGGTGGGGATTGGGGTGAGACGACGGGCATAGTATTGACGATCATGTTCCAGGGCATGAGGTGCAAAGTTCGAGATTGTGAAGACTACGCTGTTTTTGGTCAGGAAACTTTTCGTTACCTGAAGGCCGGTCAAGACCGGAGTGGTTACGGGTACGGGTTCGCCGGACTGGCCGGTGCCTTTTTTGAGGATGGTCGGGGTTTGGATTTGCCAGGAGTTGGAGAATTGGCCGCTCCAGTTTGGGCCGGCCTGCTGGAGTTCACGGACGAGTCGTTCAGCGACACGCTTTGGACCGTTGTAGACCGTGGTGGCGGCTACGCGATCCAGCTCTTGCAGGATGTTGAGGCCGCCTTTCCAAAAACCTTTGCGTGCCATTACTGGGGCCTCGCAATGATGGTGTGGAGGATGGGGGAGTCGCCGCGGTAGCTGGTGATGTTGATGATTTTGGCCTCGCGGGTGACGCCGGCTTGGGTGTACTGGATGCGGTCGGCTTCGGTGGGGTAGTACGTGCCAAGCTCGCTGGCGCTCATGATGATTTTGATGTCGGTGGACTGGTAGAGGCCCTCGGATTCGCGGGAGCTGATGGGGGAGATCAGGCCTTTGGCGGTGACGTTCGTGTCGGCTCCAGTGATGTTGCCTGTGGTGGGGTCGTAGGTGCGGGGGGTGGCGGTTTTGATGAACGTGATGGATTGGCCCCAGTCCGCGATGAGGGATGGGGGGATGGAGGCGAAGGTGTCGTCGATCAGGCCCATATCAGCCTCGGAATAGACGGACGGCGTAGTTGGCGGCCCCGCCCATGCAGTAGGGGCCGAGATAGGACTGGAGCCAGGGGTAGACGTCGAAGACGTTGTTGATGACGCCGCTGGTTTGTGAAGTTTTGTTGTATTTGACGCGGAGGTCGCCGAGTTCGACTTCGTCGTAGATGCCTGTGGTGCCGGTGGTGCCGGTGATGGCGTCGGTGTCGTTGGCGAGGGCCCGGGCCAGCTCGTAGGTGGCGGTTTTAATCGGGTCCGGGATCAGGGTGCAGGCGAGGTCGATGCCGTCGACCGTGTAGTCCTCGCGGGGCCATTTCAGGGCTTGCGTGGTGGTGCAGCGGTCGCCGTAGAAGCTCAGGCCGTCGATCCAGCGGGTGGCGGAGATTAGGGAGCGGTTCTTCTGGTCGTCAGTCTTGTTGGTCCAGGTGGAGGAGTCGGGGACCGTCTCGAAGTAGGCGTTGGCAGCCGCGAGCGTCACGTACGAGTTGGCGTTGGCGCCAGACAAGGTTGCGTCGATGGCGGCAGGCACGGTCAGTACAGTCTTTGTCTGAGTCTAGCCTCGGTTGTGAGTTTTCTTTGTTTCTTGGGTTGACTCAAGATGGAGGCGTGGTAAATGGTTGCTCCAGTCATTTCGAGGTCGGCGACGCGCTCTAAGTGGGCTCCGTGGGGGACGTCTTCGTGCCAGAGGCGGTTATCCTGTGATATGTAAAGGCTAACTGTTGCCATGCCCGCTCGTAAAACTGCCGAGGCCAGCCTAGAGGCCAAGACGGATAAGGTTTCGTCGTTCCTACCTGGGGATGAGATTCGAACTCTGGATGTTGTAGTGCCGGAGGCCCGGAGACTGCACGAGGAAGATGGCCTGACGGTGCCGGAGATTTCGGCAAAGTTGCAGGTCAGTTATGACGTGCTGAACCAGGTGTTTTTGCAGTCGTACAAGATGGCGATCAACACCGTGGAATTGTTCGAGAGGCAGGAAAAAAAGAGGATTGAAGGGGAATGAGCACAAAGAAAAGGCCCCCGAGTTGGGGGCCTTTTTGATGTCTACACCTGGGATCAGGCGTAGGCGCTGGTGTCGAAGGGGGTGTTGACCAGCAGACGGGCCACAGGCACCATCTTGGTGGTAGCAAACACCAGGTTCCAGCTTTCGGTGGCGGCGAGGTTGCCGCTGTTGCTGGTGTTGTTCGGGTTGTCGCCAGCGGCGGCCCACTTGGTGCCGGTGATGTGGTAACCGTAGTGGTAGTCAACGGCCAGAACGTCCTGCATGGACAGGATGTTGCGGTCGGCGGCGAGGCGCAGGTCCTGTTGAATACCCTCGGAAACCACGCCGGACTTGAAGAGGTACACGGGGTACTTCTTGGCGTGGGTGGCAGTGCCGCCGGTGAGGGCGGTCAGTTGATCGTCGATGACGACGCGCAGACCCGCGAAGGTGGCAACTTCGGTTTGGGTCACGCCCACACCGCCGCCGCCCCAAGTGATGGAACCACCGGTGGACAAGGCCGAGGTGCTGAAGGTCAGCATCCCGACTTGCTGCAGGTAGTAGGCCACGTTGGAGTGCATGGCGATGGCGTCAAGTTCGTCGCCGCGCTCGCCGAGGACTGCCTTGGTGGCAACCACGTTGGCAACGTTCAGGAAGTTGGCCTCGGTCATGGAACCGGGGACACCAGCGAACGACTTGTTCACCTGGTTGGGGCCGAGGACGCCGTTGCCAGCGATGGGACCGAACAGACCCAGCAGTTGGGCTGCCAGGGTGGCGGTCTTCAGCTTGTTGATGGAGGCGGTCAGCTGGTTGCGGACGTGGGCCAGGGGGTCGGCGCCCGAGCCGAGCTTGCTGAGATCATCTGCGGCGTAGGCAAAGCCACGGTGCAGGATGGTCATGATTTGCTCGTCGGCGGTCACGTTCTGGGGAACGAGGTAGCCGGCGCTGGTGCCGCCCCAGCCGTTGGAGCTGAGGATTTGGGTCTCGGTGGGGGCGATGGGGTCGAAGAAGGGCACGCGGACCCGGGTGCCGCCGCTGCGGGCGTCCAGGGCAGCGTTGCGCTGCACGATGCCGCTTTGGATCCACTTCGATTG